CAGGGCGACGCCCGCGGCGGCCGCGACGCGCGCCTCGGCGGCGTCGATCAGGATCGTGAGGACGGCGTCCTCCGAGGCGTCGGAGATGCGCAGGAACGCCCGGGCCTCGGCCAGGGTCAGGGATTGGGGCATGTGGGGGGCTTTCGGGAAGGGAGCGCCCCCTCCGTCACGGCGCGTATTCGCGCCGCGCCACCTCCCCCGCTGCGCGGGTGAGGAAGGGGGACATTCATCCTCCCCCGAGTAACGGGGGAGGTGGATCGCTGCGGAACGCAGCGAGACGGAGGGGGCGCTTGAGAACGACCTAGCTCGCCGCGAACTTCAGCAGCTTGATCGCGTCGAAGTTCTGCACGCCGCCGCCGACGCGCTTGGTGGTGTAGAAGAGGACGTGCGGCTTGGCCGAGTACGGGTCGCGCAAGACCCGCACCCCGGCGCGGTCGACGATCAGATAGCCCTTCTCGAAGTCGCCGAACGCCACCGAAAGGCTGTTGGCGGCGACATCGGGCATGGCCTCGATCTCGGTGACGGGGAAGCCGAGCAGGCTGGCCGACTGGCCCGGCTGCAGGGCCGCGTTCCAGATGTAGTTGCCCTGCGCGTCCTTGAACTTGCGCACGGCGCTGACCGTGCGGCGGTTCATCACGAAGCGGCCGTTCTGGCGGTACTGGGTCTTGGTCGCGTAGATCAGGTCGATCAGCTTGTCGGTCGGGTTGCTGGCGGTCCAGCCGCCGGCGACGCCGGTGGCCAGGTAGCCGACCTGACCCCAGGTGTAGGACGCGTCCGGCGCGGCGGCGTAGGCCAAGAGGCCCTTGGGCTTGTTGACCCCGTCGCCGGCCACAAAGGCCGTGGTCTCCTGGGCGGCGAAGGCGTCCTGCACCTCCTCGGCCAGCCACTCGTCGATGCTGACATAGGCGTCGTCCAGCAGGGCCTGGGTCGCCGCCGGGCTGGCGTAGAGCTCGCCGGCCGGGAAGTCGATGACGTCCAGGGTCGGGGCGGTGGTCTCGGGCCGCGCGGCGGTCTCGGCCACCCAGGCGGCGGCCAGGCCCGTCGGACTGACGGGCTTGCGGAACGTGCCCGAGCCGATGGTGCGGACCTGGCAGATCTCGCGCATCGGGCTGGTGGCCGCGAGGCGACGCAGGATCAGCCGCTCCAGCTCCGGCGGGGCGACATAGCCGCCGGCCGTGGCGGTCCCTTCGGACAGGCCCTTGGCCTCGAGCAGGGCCGCGGGCGTCTCGCCGGTCTTCACATAGCGGTCGAAGGCGGCCTTGCGTTCGTCCACATGCGCCAGCGGCGCATCAACCGAAAGCGAGGGCCTGCGCAGGTCGGCCATGATGCGGTCCAGGCGGTCCTGGGCGCGGGAGACGGCCTCGTCGATGCGGCCGACCTTCTCTTCCAAGAGGACGTCGGCCCGCTTGGTCTCGATGGCCGACAGGCGCGCGTCATTGGCGGCCTTGAAGCTCTCGAACGCGGTCAGGACGTCAGACAGCGCCGCGCGGGCCTCGGACGAGGCCGCGTGTTTGGTTTCCTTCATGGGGGTCTCCGAAAAGAGGTGATCCTTCTCCCCTTGCGGGAGAAGGAGGGGCCCGCCGGCCAAAGGCCGGCGGGAGGATGAGGGGTCGCGCCGGCGTCGCCGAGAAACCCCTCATCCGGCCGCTGACGCGGCCACCTTCTCCCGCAAGGGGAGAAGGAGACTCATGCTAGGATCGCCGCATGCCTGACCGCGCCACGCCGAATCTTCCGTCCAGCGACTTCGACGCGACCGAGAGCTTCTATGCCGCCCTCGGGTTCGAGCGCGCCTCGCGCGACCCGGGCTGGATGGTCCTCGAACGTGGCCGGCTCACGCTGGAGTTCTTCCCGTTCCCGGGCCTGAAGCCGGCCACCAGCAACTTCGCCTGCTGCCTGCGCCTGGACGACCTCGAAGGCTTCTACGCGGTCTGCCTGGCGGCCGGGATCGAGGAGAAGACCGAAGGCTTCCCGCGTCTCCACCCGCCGGGCGACAGGAAGCTCATGGCCGCCCTGATCGACCCGGACGGCACCTTGCTCAGGCTGATCCGGAACTGACAGCTAGCCGCGCTCCCGGCAGCATCGGGAAGGTCACGACATTCCTGACGCGATTACACAGCGTTCGAAAGGACGCTCAGCCGGCCTGGAAGCTGGTATGCTGACGCCGACGAACTGGAGCTCGCGCTGGTGGTATTTGCATTTGGCTTGATGGCCCTGGCCGTCGCGTGCGGCATGGCTGGGCTCCTCTTGCCGGACCTGCCGACGATTGCTCGCCTGGCCCTGCTGGGCGCCTTCCTAGCACTGGCCCTCTCACCCTACGGCATCCGATGCCCTCGCTGCCGCAAATCCGTTCTGGACAATGGAACGGCCGGACAACTTACGATGCAAAGGGCGCCAGGCCGCCGATGTCCGGGGTGCGGCCGCGATCGGATGTGGGTTTGGCCACTACAGCATCGGCTTCAGCCCGAAGAGTGCTGAGATACGCACAGCCTAGCCGCCGGCAGCATCGGGAAGGTCACGATCGACACCTCCCAGAGCTCGACGCGGGACAGCACGCGCAGGCGGCCCTGCGTGCGGGCCTTCACCTGGCGAAAGCCGATCGACAGACCGTCCAGGGCGCCGGCCTCGACCAGGGCGGCGACCAGTCTTCCTCTCGGAGTCGCGCGCAAAATCCGGCCACGGACGAACAGGCCCTTGGCGTCCTCGAACACCTCGTCCCAGACGCCGATCGGCTCGACCTCGTCGTGCTGGTGCAGCATGGCGACCGGCGCCCTGGCGGCCAGGCTTTCGGCGAAGGCCCCGGCGGCGGTGACGTCGTCATTGAGGTCGCGGGTCCAGAACAGGGACGCGTAGCCTTCGATCTTCAGATCCTCGGTCATCGCCCGCGCTCCAGCTTGGCCTCGATGCGCTCCAGCGACTGGCGGGTGGCGGTGGCCTGCTCCTCCAGCCGCGCCAGGCGCTCGGCGACCGGGGCCTGGGCGTCGAGGCGGCGCTGCATGTCGTCGATCCGGGCCGAGGCGCGACCAGCCCACATCAGGGCGGCGGCGGCCTGCAGGAAGACGGTGACGACAAGGCCCACGGACACCTGGCGGTCGAACCGCCAGCGGTTGGGTGTGGTCGACATGCATGAACTCCTCCCTTCCCCCTTGATGGGGGAAGGGTCGGGGATGGGGGTGATTGCTGCGGCGGAGGACGGACCAGGCTTAAAGCGGCGGTGACATGGCCCACGCCTTGCTCACCCCCATCCCAACCCTTCCCCCATCAAGGGGGAAGGGCTCTAGGTCCGCTCCAACCCCGCCAGGCGTCGACGTTCCTGGTCGGTCAGGAAGCTGGCCGCCTGCAGCCGGCTCCACAGGGCGTCGCGCTCGGCCGACAGGGCCGGGACGGCGTCGAGATCGGGGGCTATGCGCGCGCCGGGGAACTTGGCGGCCAGCCAGCCGGTCAGGGCCCGCGCCGCCCGCTCGGCCAGGGGGACCACCGTCCCGCGCCAGAAGGCGGCGTTGGCCTCGCGATAGTTGGCGTAGGTGTTGTCGCCGGGAACGCCCAGCAGCTGGGGCGGCACCCCGAACGCCAGGGCGATCTCGCGGGCGGCGGCGTGCTTGCCCTCGGTGAAGTCCATCTCGGCCGGGGTCAGCGACATGGCCCGCCAGTCGAGGCCGCCCTCCAGCAGCAGCGGCCGGCCGGCGTTGGCGGTCCCGGAGTGGGCGGACGCCAGCTCGGTCTTCAGCCGGTCGAACTGCTCATCGGTCAGCCGGTCGCCGGCGTCCTTGCTCGAATAGACCAGCGCGCCCGAGGGCCGGGCCGAATTGTCCAGCAGGGCCTTGTTCCAGGCGCTGGAGGCGTTGTGGACGTCGATGGCGAAGGCGGCCGCCTCGATCGGCGAGAAGCCGTAGTGGTCGCTGGTCGGGTTGAACAGCTTCAGGTGCAGCACCGGCAGCCAGCCGTCGGCGTCGCGGCCGATCCGCACGGTGCGCCCGGCGGCCTGGTAGTCGTAGGCCAGCGGCCAGCCGCGCGGCCCCGGGACCAGCGTCATCCGGTCGGGCCGCAGGGCGTAGAGCTCGCTAGGCTGGGCGTCGCCCGCCGCCTCCAGATAGGCGTTGCCGGCCGTCTGCAGACTGCCGAAGAACGCCTCCATCAGGTCCGGTCCGCCCTGCTCGGGATTGGGCCGGTCCAGCAGGCGCCGCAGCGGATGATCGTCGGCGCGGCGTCCCTCGACGAACACGGCCAGCGGCGTCGACGCGGCGGCCTCGGCGATCATCCGCACGCAGCGATAGGCGACGGGGTTCTTGGCGAACCCCTCGGCGGCCAGCGCCGCGTAGTCGCGCGGCGTCCACTGCGGCCGCCCGCCCGTGGTCAGGGCGATCAGCCGCGCGGCGCGGGAGTCCTTGCGCTCCGGAGGGCGCGGTTTGGAGAAGAGCATGGGAAGGGCTCCGGGGTTCGGAGTTGAGAACAAAAAGGGAACAATGTAGAGTTGCGGGCGAAGGCGAGAAACTGAAAGCCCCTCTCCTCCCCCTTCGGGGGAGGTGGCCCAGAGGGCCGGAGGGGGCTGCGCGAGAGCATCCGATGAAGGCGCGACTAGAACGGCGACTGACGGCGCAGAGATTTCGTCAGGAGCTCACGCTTCCAGAGGTCCTGATCTGGCAGCGATTTAAGGGGCGTCGTTTGGGCGGTCTGCACTTTCGCAGACAGCATCCGATGGGTCCCTACATCCTCGATTTCTACTGCCATGCCTTGAACTTGGCGGTGGAGATCGATGGTGAGATGCATGCGCTCGACGACAATCCCGCTAGGGATTTTGGTCGAGACCTATGGTTGGCGGCTCGCGGGATCAGAACCTTGCGGATGATCGCTAGAGAGGTGCTGGCCGCCCCAGACGACGCCGCAAGGCGCATTCTGGAATTCGTCCGCGCGGCCCCCTCCGACCCTCCGGGCCACCTCCCCCAGAGGGGGAGGAGAAAGCTTAGCGACTGAAAGGCTGCGCCAGCCTCCGCAGGCTAAAGCGCCCGCAACCTCGGCCGTTGACCCAGCCCCAGCATCAGGTCGCTGACCGCCCAGACCAAGGCGTCAGCCCGGTCGGGACTGTGCTCCAGATCCCCAGAGCCGAGCGCCATCAGCTCCTCTTCCAGCGCGACGAACGACCCGCAGTGCAAGACCCGGCCCTGTTCGT